ATGCTGCACCAGCGCGGTTCGGTAGATGAGGCAATCGCGGATGTAACGAAATATGGGCCGAGTGCGTTCGCGGGCGGCAAGCCTGAGATGGATGCGACGCTCAAGGGGCTTCAGGCCATGAAGGATCGTGGGTTGGAGCGTGTTGTGGACAAGGGCCACATGTACGAGGTCAACGTCGCCGCCGATCCAGAGAGGTTTTTGCACTGGGACAAGCCGCTCTCCGAGCAGCACCCGGATGTGAAGGACGCGGCACACGCCGCGTTACTAAAACGCGGCATCGATCGGACCCTGGCGAGTTATATTGTCAACAATAAGACCGGGCGTGATCTCCACTCCACTCTTTCTCGCGGTGAATACCGTCCTGATCTGATGGCGCCAGAGGCTGGCGCCCCAGGAGCGGCCCTGGCGCTGAAAGAGGCAGGTATTCCGGGCATACGCTACCTCGACGCGGGCAGTCGCGGCGCAAAAGGCGAGCCAACTCATAACGCCGTCGTCTTCGATCCCGCCACCATGGAAATAATCCGTCGCTACGGTCTCGCCGGCCTGATGGGCGGCGGCGCGGCTGCCGCGACCCAGCAACAGCAACCAAACGCACTGGTGGTCCCATGAGCGACGATCTCGACATAGAGTTCGTCCGGCGCGCCCTCGACGCGTTCAGGATCGCGTGCGGCGACGACGCGGCCGACGACGCCGATCGCGTGACCTTGGCGTTGGCCGAGCAGGGTCTGGACGCGATGGCGACGCGCATTCTCCAACTCGAAGCCGAGATCGCCGTCTTGCGCGGCACGCTGTCGCGTTACGACGAGCCTGACGATCAGCCGATCATTGTTCATGACTGCCCACCGGACGCACCCAGATGAGCGACCCTCGACAGGACTACGACAGGGCGTTGACAAACTACCGGAAGGCGCTCGCGCGGCTGAAGGAAGCCAAGGCGGCGTTGGCTCTGGCGAAAGCAAAGCCGCCCCCGCGCGCTTACAGCCTGTCGGAAATCGATGCGTTCTTTCCGCCTCCATCATTCGTAACGAGTAGCCCCCATGAGTGAAACAACCACCACCGAGCAACCCGTAGTCGACCCGCCCGTTCCCGATACCCCGGCGCCCGCCGACACGCCAGCGACCGAGACGGCGGACACGCCGGAGGAGACCGAGCAAAAGGAAGCGGCCGCCGAGGGCAGGCGCATCGCGCAACTCAGGGCACGCCTGGGAGCGGCCGAGCGTGAGCGCGACAGGCAGGCGGCGGAACTCGAGGTCTACCGCAGGCAACTCGCCGACCAACCGCGCGAGGACGACACGCCGGAGCAGCGTTACCAACGCGAGCGCGCGCAGATCCGCACCGAGGTCGAGGCGCAGATCCGGGCTGAGAACTTCCATGCACAGGGTTCGGCCCAGTTCGGCGATTGGAAAGCGCGGTGCGATGAATTGATTAAAATGGGCGCCGATCCTGGTTTCGCGCAGTTACTCGTTGAAATGCCGGACGGCGTTAAAGTGGCGGGCGCTCTTGCTGACGACGCGGAAGCAATGGAACGCATCGCCAATCTCCGATCGGAACGAGCCAGGGCCGTCGCGCTCGGCAAGTTCGCGGCGTCGATCGAGGACGCGCCCGTACGGGTGAACGGCGCGGCGGCTCACGCGCCCGTCCAGGTCACGCGGGCTCCGGCTCCCGTGCGGCCGGTGACTGGCAGGGCAAGTCCCGTGTTCAATGAATACACGGCGGACGCTAACGCTCTCGTGGACAAATATATGAGAGACGCCTTACAAGCGCGCATGAAGCGGTAACGAACCGCGAATAGAAACGGCGCCTTTGCAGAGGCGCCGCGTGGTCAAGGCTTCATCGAGGAGCGGCCAGCCGCCGAGACTGAACGCTGAGTAAGACATAGCCTACCGGGCAGCGGGCCGTCAAACACCGCGTGGAGTGCCTAAGCGAGTAGCGGATTCGTTAATACCGCGTGGCGTGTCTGAACCGGGTGTCAGCGCGAAGTCACGACCCAGCGACAACGGAAAACCCTCCGGCGCCTCTTGAAAGGAAGGCGCCTTCCGCATCCGTTCGTCTGGGAGGCATTCAAATGCCTGCAACTAATACGCTCCTCACAATCTCGATGATTACTGCGAAAGCCTTGGCTATACTACATCAGAAGTGCAACTTCATTGGTTCTATCAATAGAGAATACGATGACTCCTTCGCTAATAGTGGCGCGAAGATCGGGACTACTTTACGCATCCGGCTGCCGGTTCAATATACGACGAGCACCACGCCCGCGTTGAGCTTGCAGAACACGATTGAAACACAAGTCTCGTTGCCAATTACGAACCAATACCACGTCGATTTCTCGTTCTCATCGGCTGAACTCACGCTGTCCATCGATGACTTCTCGGCACGCTACATCGAGCCCGCCATTGCTCAGTTGGCGGCGTCGATTGAGTCGGTCGTCCTCAACTCACTGTGGCCCACGGTCTACAATCAGGTTGGAACGGCGGGTGTCGCCATGCCGTTCAAAACGGTCCTCCAGGCGCGCAAGGTCATGCTCGACGGGCTCACGCCGCAGTCGAAGCAATGGCAGTTGCGGATCAATACGCAGGACAACGTGGATATGGTGGACAGCCTCAAGGGCCTGTTCCAGCAATCAACCCAGATCGCGCGGCAATATACTGACGGTGTCATGGGCCTGTCGGCGGGCTTCGAATGGGCGGAAAACACCCACTTGAGCACTCAGACGCGGGGGGCTGAAAGTGCTACTTACCTCGCCGCCCCAGCGGGTCAGAGTGCTCAAGTGGTCGCCGTGACGACGGGAACGGGCGCGGGCAACGCAGGCGATGTCTTTACCATCGCGGGTGTGTTCAAGGTTCACCCGGAGACGAAGGTTAGCACGGGCGTTTTGCAACAGTTCACGCTGACGGCTGGATATGCCGGTGGCGCCGGGAACATGGCCATCGCTCCGGCGATCGTGACCAGCGGGCCGCAGCAGAACGTGTCCGCTTCGCCGAACGGCACCACGAGCACGTTGACGTTCATGAACACCGCTTCGACACCGGCTGGGATTTCGCTCGCATACCACCCAGACTTCGCGACGTTCGCCACTGCCGATCTGATTCTTCCGGGCGGTGTTGACATGGCAAGCCGGGCGGTAAAAGACGGCATTTCCATGAGGGCGGTGCGTCAGTACTCGATCAGCGATGATACAATGCCAATCAGGATCGATGTGCTTTTCGGCTGGGCTTCGTTACGGCCCCAGTTGGCTTGTCGCCTCGTTGCCAATTAGGAACAACATAACGTTTATGGTTCCTGTTTGCTACGAGAGAAACTGTCATACCCCTCCCGGATAAGGGAGGGGCGTGATCTTAGGAGACACCCCCATGGCATACGAACGCGGCCCGCAACTCTTCGACCCCACCGGCATCTCATCGTTCCAGAACAACATCACCGCACGCGCCGGTGGCACCAGAGCCGCCGCCGTTCCGCTCGTCGCGGCGTTCAATCGCATTTCGACCTGCGCGACGGCCGCCGACAGCGTCTCCCTGCCTCCCGCCACGGGCGGCATGGAAGTCACGCTCATCAACAGCGGCGCCGCCGCCTGTCAGGTGTTCGCCGCGCCAGGAACGAACGACCTCATCAACAACGTCGCGGCGGCCACGGGCATCTCGGTCGCGGCGGCGGGCAAGGTTCAGTTCGTGTCGCCGGATGTCGGCTTGTGGTTTTCCATTCTGAGCGCCTGAACTCTACCGGGAGCCCGGCATGACCATCGCCAATGACATCATAAGTCTGTCATTACGCAATTCTGGTGTGAATGGGGTGGGCCAGACCCCGATGACGCAGGACGTTGACGACAGCTTCAAGATCCTCAACGCCTGGATCAACGAACTGAACCTTGAGCGGCGGGTCAAGGTCAACACGATCGTCCTGCCGACGTTCCCCGATCTGACGACGGACGTGCCGTTCTGGGACGCTTTTACACACGTCCTCCTGACCTCCATGGCCGTTCGCCTGCGGCAGATCTACTCGCTGCCGCCGGTCGAGCTCGACGTGAAGCTGGCCGTCTCGGCGCTCCAGGCGTTCAACGCCATCAATCAGCAGCAGGTCGCGCCTTTATGGACGGGCGCGCCCGGTTCTGTCGGCGAGACGCTGTTTCTGGCGCTACGCATGGCGGGACGCGTCACCGACGAACAAAGCGTCTCGCGCACGAGTAAAGACGTTTCGGACGCGTTCACGTTGCTCCGGCTCATGCTGGCCCAGTGGCAGCGGAAGCGGTGGCTCATATGGAGCGAGGAGGACGTGTCGGTCGTCTCCACCGGCGCCAATTACTACACGATCGGCCCGCGTGGCGACTTCAATATTCAACGGCCGGATAAGATCCACGCCGCCAAGGTCATTCTCGGACCGGGTCAGTTCGGCTCCGGCGGGTCGGTTCTGGCGGAAGAGTTGCCGTTCCCGCTCGGCGTCCAACCAACGGCTCCGGCGCCTAACCTCGTCAACATCCCGCTGGCGATCATCGAGGCCAAAGAGGACTGGAACAAGATCGCCATTCCCGATCTCAAATCCATTCCTGGGGCGGTGTTCTACGATAGCGCCTTTCCGATCGGCCGGGTGTATTTCTGGCCGGTGGCGCCCGCCAACACTTACGAACTGCATCTGACCGTCAAGGTGTCGCTGCCTTACTATGACGATCTCG